CATCTGCTGGCGAAGCAAGAGTTAGCTTATTGCTTGCTATTGACCAGTCACCGTTTGTTTCCGACCAATCAGAGCCGAGACTTGTTGAGTCAGAGCGGTTGAAGGCGTCGGTAAATATCGTGCAAGTGTCTACTGGTGTACATGGACAGTCTGGCCCACTAGTCTTCATGTGCGCTGGCATGGTCCGCTCCTACAGCCAGTCGTTGATGTTGCAGTACATGGCGTCGACCACGTTCTTCTGGTCGTAGTACTTAGTAGCAATGACCGTACCCTCTTCGCAGGTGTCGGCCGTATTGAGGAAAATGTCGGTGACCTCGTACTCGAAGCCAGTGCGGACACCAGCACCTGTTAGTGTCTCAGCGGTTGCTGTTCCCTTGCTTGTCAGGTCTTCGTTCAACACAGCAAACAACCTCAGGTCCTGCACAAACCTACCATAGTAGTTGCTGCCCACTTGGAAATAATTACCCAGCGAAATAAAGTCACAGGATGCACCTTTGCTAAGCAACCAAGCACCAGACTCTACACCCCATCGACTACCAAATGAGGGAGCACCATCCGTAGCGTGATCATACAACGCCCACACACCTTCATGACCCCAACGACAATGCTGAAAGCCATTCTGTACCACGTCACCGTAAAGGTCCAGCGTCAGCATAGGTGCTGGATAGTCGGTGCTGGTTCGCTTATGAGCCTCTAGGCCCACATCGTCCGAAACATCTATCACAGTAGCGCTGGCCGCAAGAGTCGCCCCAGGTGGAGCCGTGGACGCGGTCGTGTTCTTGAGGAACATCCCCCAGTTCTTCCTGGAGGTTCTTGAGTACGACTCTGGCGACAGCATTAAGCTGTACTCTTTCAACGCGTCGACGATGCCATTGAGGTCGCCCGACATCACTCGGTCACCCTTGGTGTACGTCTTAATCAGAGGTACTGGCGTTGAAGTCATTAGTATAGCAAGTTGGCGAAGCTGGCCGTGGGAAAGTTCTTGTAGACCGCCGAATTGACGCGGTCATATATCTCGTCGTATCCCGCACCACCAGACTTATCCTTACGCCAGAACTTGTTCCAGCCATCTTCCTTGTACTTCAACAGCATGGGCACCGTCCAGCCATCTGAGCCAGCCGTGGTCACGGTGCGACTGATTTCCTGCGGCACGAACAATAGCGTCTCCGCCGCGAAAACCTTACCTAACGGCACGCTGGTATATGACGCTGAGTTCACTTTACCTGGTAAGGTGAAGTAGTCTGCGTGAATAGATGACACGTTAAACAACGTACGCTTTATCGCCATCCCACGCAAAATTCTGACTGGGTTCTCGCCCTCTACCAGGGCTCTGCCAGTGGCGTTGGTCCACGTGAACCCTGTCACTGGCAGAGTCTGGTTTTCTACCGTCGGTACCAGTGCCTCACTATACAATTCGCCGGCATGCGGACCAGATGGATAGGTCTCAAGACTGCCAACTGATGCTACGTCGTAGTTGACAGAAACCAATGCGAACTCATAAACCAATTTGCCATCACTATCCAGAGTTGGTTGCCCGGCCTCTGGCTTGATAACTGCTTCTGCTCCTAACAGTCCACCAATACCATTAGGATATGCACGGTTGATCATATCCGCAGCAACAGCGAATCGATCAGCCCAAGCGCAGCGGACTACCACTTTGCCGGTATGCATTCCGTCAAAGCGTAGCTTCTCCTCTACGGAGCCGGCCATTTCACTTGCTGTCGGGTATGTGGGTGACCATCCAGCCATATCAACCTGTTCCTGCGGCTTCTCTTGCCGCTGCTATAGCTTCGTCTTGCTTACGCAATGCTTCGGCATGCTGCTCTTTCAGCAAAGTAGTTCTTTGCTCATGCAACTCCTTCTGTTGTTGCCGAGACTTTTCCATTGGGTCTTCACTAGATGCAGCAGTTTGAATGCGGTTGTAGGTTGCTTCCAATCCCTCAATCTTTGATTGGAAAGCAGGCTCACGCTCCGGTGCCATTTTAGCAGAGCGTTCTTCTGCTTTGGCAAACCGCTCTGCCATCTCTTCGCGTCTAGCTGACAGGCCCAAGAACTTTTCAAACGAGGACATCTCCTCAGCAGCAACTCTTTTGTTGCCTTCTAGCCGTTCAGTCTCTTCTCGTTTATCTATCTCGGCCTGCTCACGAGCCCACTTCTTATACTCTTCCTGTTCTTGACGGAAGTTATGAGCTTGAGCATCTTTAGCAAATTGCCGACGTGCTTGTTCCTCTTTGTTGTTCTGCTCTAGCTCACGATTGCGACTGGCAATACCCTTACCTTCACTAAGCCTTTCATCTTGGTCCCCACCACTAAAGTCTCCGCCTATAAATTCTAGCCCCTTACCAATCTCTTGGAAGCGACGAGTCCACGTACCTTGAGCGGCATAGCCTAGTTGGATTGCTCCTAGTTCCTTAATTGCCTTCTCAACTTCAGGAGGCATGCCAGAGTCGGTCAAACGATCAGCAGAGTTACCAGATTTTGCGGCCTTCTCTTTGGCTTCGTAGAACGACTCAGCAGTCTTAGATGCTTTGTCATATGCAGCAATGGTATCAGTGAGAGCGTTGTTGGTCTCATGGATTAGAGCAAGTCCGAGTTGAAGAGCAATGGTAAATGCACCAGCAGCAGCATTACCACCAGCAAATGCCTGTTGGATATTCAACTCATCAAATGCCTCACTTAGTGCAGAGCCAGCATCACGCAAGCCATGCAGGCTATTCATGAGGTTGGACGCTCCGCCCAATGCGCCAACGGCGTCCATTGTCGCGTCTATCCTGACCTCGTTCTCGCCCACTCTAAGTACTCCGCTTGTGTGCTGAAGGTGACGTTGCCATCCTCGTCGCTTAAACCATCGAGTAAGGTTTGGATAGCTTCAGGTGTTAGGTTGGACACCGCTTCCAAAGTATATGCTGGCCACCTGCGCATGACTGACAGGTAGGCTTCATCCCGGCTTACTCTCCGGGTGGTTGAGGGTTTACTCGAGGAGTTGTCTCCCTGTCAGGGTAGTTGATGCGCAGAAATTCGTCATTGAATATGTCAAGTTCTCTTTGCGTTGCGCTAGATACAGCGGCTAGTGCTGCATCCAATCCAATGCTCAGAGCAGTAGCGACAACCATGCCGAATCCTTCGCGTGACTTCATCATCCCTGATTTGGTCCATGACACTTCAACCGATTCACGGATTGCAGCACGAACCACTTTATCCCAGGTCTTGGACCCAACCAAATCATCTGGCACCGATCGCCTTGCGGCATTGATCATGCTAGATTGCACCCACTGGTCGAGCAGCACATGCTCTCTGTCAGTAAGTTGGTGAATTTCATGGTCGACACCGCCAAGTGTGACCTTACCCTTACGCTGTTGCGTAGTCATCCGCCTCTCCTAATTAGAACGGCCACCAGGTTGTTCCACCAGGCATCTTAATGACACCAGCAGTCGAGCCGTAGTAAGCGTTCATTCCAATGTTGATGGTCCTCTTGATAATTTCACCGGTCTCACGGTTGCATGTGATACCAGAGAATTCACCGACCATACCATAAGTAAGTTCCCAGAATTCGGTCGCTGAAGTATACAACTTCAACCCGATAGTATCACCGGTATCAAAAATGTCGGTGAGTCGTTCGTCGTCTTCTTGAACAATGCTGAGGTTCCAATCAATCGGCCCACCTTGCTGCCCAGTCCACAGACGACCATTCAGATAGGTGCTGCTATTGACGTATGACTTAACCGATGACGACAGAGTGAGTGATGCCGACACAACATTGGGCAGTGTGGCATATGACGCAAGAGCAGGAGTGGTTGCCCATTTGATGTAGCAACCAAGAATTTCTGGCAGGTTGGGAGCAACCACGTCTCCAGGATCAGCACCTAGTGCCTTGGTCAACTCAAGGCTGCCATCAAATTGGACGGTGTGTCCAATGATTGCCCCGTCTTTCCATGACCAGTCAATCTTGACTGACTTGACAATAGCATCACCAAGGTAACGCAAGCCATCGCCACTTACGTTGTTGGTTGGTGAGCCATAACCTTCGAAGCTGAACTGGCTACCTGGCATGATGCCAGTTGCCGGCTTTGCTCCATAAGCCATGTAGGAGCCGTTCCAGGAATTCACTCCACGACGGCGAGCAGTACCAAGCAAAGTATTGCTAGCTACAGCAGTTGGTTGTCGTTGCTGGTCGGCGATCGACCACTGACGCATTGTGTCAACGCCATTAACGCGGCAAAATTTTCCACCGTGTAATCCCACTTTGTAGCTCCTAGTTTAAGTCGTTGGGGCACTCTAACTCTGCAATTAAGTCTGCAGTGTTGAAGTGCATCTCCACTTCAATTGTGAAGGCGGTGGACCAGCCTTTAATGTTTCTATTTGCCTGTGGATCACTAAGTCCAGTAGCAACACCAATTACATTTACCCGCTTGACGTACCGTTGGTCTTTCCATTCAAGGGCTGATAATCGCCCCTTCCAACCCAACATAGCCACGAAGATTTGCCACTCTATGTTGGCCAGCTTCTCGTTATACCGAAAGTCACCACTGCTAACTAGTATCGAATACTGACGAGTAAATGAGGATGTGCTGCTAGTCGACATCATGTTAGCTGTCGCCGACTGCACTGCAATAGCAACCTCAGGTAAGTCAGATACCTGCACACTCTCTTTAGGTGGCACGTCACGGTTAGACACGGAGTCAAACCGAACTCGGTTCTGCTCTTTGACGTCTCGAACAAATTGAGGATGCGCTAGCAGCATATCCCAAAGAGTACTAAGGACTGCAGCAAATGGGTTATCCACCATTGGCCACCTCCTTCATTGCTTTGGTCATTACCGCACGCATCTGTGCTTTAGTAGCAGTGTCAGGTGGGACAATGATTTTGCGAACCGGCAATCTACCAGCACCAGACTGATGCCACATGGCGATTGAAGCCATGGTTGGTCCACCTTTGGTATGTGGATAACGCATGTCTGGACCAAATCCGATACGCACACCGAATGGTATATCTTGGCTAACCTTGCCTGGCTTCCTTGCAAACTCTGGCGAGAATGCTTGGAACATTTTGTCTGTTGCTCGTAGGATGAGCATCAACAAACCAAGCTTGGCTTTGCGAGCTAGCGTTACTGGTCGAAGTGGAGTCCAACCACCGTGTGACATTTTCTCCCAGCGTGCAGTTAAGAATCGGGCGATCAGCACATTCCACTCATGCATCGCTGCACGGATTGGGCCGTTGCCGGATAGGCGTAGGTCGGCCTCCAAGGTTTCTGTGAACTTGGTCAAGCCTTTCAGATTTACGCTTACATTGACCTTCATTTTACGACTAAGGGCGGGGTAAGGATTTGACTCCCCACCCCGCCCTTATATCCCCACAGAATGGCGAGCGTCCAGTGCGTTACTTATGCCAAAGCAGTTGGCATCGTATACAGGCCGGTCACATTGCCGGTGCGAAGACCTTTAACAATGACAGCCGGTTGAGTACAGAGGAACAGCGGCGAAGAGCAGCAATGCAACTCAATGCCCATATCGAAATCCATGGGCTTCTGCTTCACATACATCGGTTTCCCGATGGTGTTGACAGTCTCCATGAACGGAGCCGGTGAGAATGACCCGAGGAACAAATCCGAAACACCCTTCGGGAAGAACCGAGCTTCATCAGTCGGAAAGAACGGCGTTCCAGCCGTCATGTAGCCTCGGTAGTTTTCCCACACAATGCCACCGAACAAGAAACCTTTACGCTTCTTGTTGACACCACCGATTGGGTAGACTTCCTCTTCGGTGAAACCACTGCCGACTTGGTATGCCTTGAAAGCATCCTTCACATCGGCGTGAGCAACCAGGTTCTTAAAGAACTGATTGCCGCACATAGCATGAATGCCATTGTAGCTCTTGCCACCGAGCGCATCCTCGATGATCATTTCGATCGACAAGCATTTGTCGAGGATGTTGAGTGTTGACGACGAGAAGTCGAAGCTGACTTGACTTTGCGTAATGCCGTACTCCGAGTACCAGTCGTATAAACTGGTTGAACCATCGGCGTCGTACGTCACACCAAGCAAGCCACCGACACGATGATACTCGTGTGTTGCTTCCATGTTGGCTTTGAGCCGAGTCAACTTGTCGTTGACCACTTGGGCAACACCGGCCGTCTCATCTTCACTGCCGAACTTGCGCACGCCCTGGACCTCATCGGCCATGATCGTGTCATTTTCCGGCAGGAACAAGGCTGGGAACGACCGCAATTTGCGACCTTCCGTCGACTGAACTCGGGGCATTGAACCACGAGCGGCAGTCTGCACCAAGGAGAGCTTTCCGTTCTTCTCTTCGATTTGAACGGTTAGATCCTTCGTGCCCTTCTCGGTGTACAAACCCATCTCACCGAGGCGGGATGGCTTGTACGGCAATTTTTCCAAAGCGAGCGTCAACGACACAAGGCCGTATGCGTCGCTCTTGAATACGTCAAGCATACCCATTTTCGGTCAGCTCCTTAGTTCTCTCGTCACCCGCCAGGGTTGTGTGTGGTCAGGTTAATTAGGTCTGGGTTCGCGTCGGTGACAGTTCGCGCTGAGCGATGATCGGGGGCGACAGTGCGGCAAGCGCAGTGGCGATGGTTGCAGGAACCAAAGTTGCAGCGTTGACGTCGAGCACCGGAAGAGCATCTTGGTCGATCAGCGCTGGACCACGAACCAAGATCAGATAGCGATCAACGGTCGTTGCAGCAGCAGCAACCGACGGCATCGGCTTGTCATGAGCAAAGATGCCTGTGGTATTGGCTTCATCGGTTGTTAGAACAAAGTTCCACACCGTGGAAATCTTCTTCATCGGTTGGCCGAGAAGTCGCGCAGCAAGCAGATTCGAGCTGCCGCTGTTCTTGATCACCGCTTCGACGTAGTTGTACCCTCGGTGCCACTCGGCACGGATGAGGTCACCCAGTGCATAGCCAGCGGCGAGGGTCTTCGTGATTCCTCTTGCCATTTCGCTCTCCAGTTAGTATATTAAAGAATTCTTCTGATGACTGTATCGTACCCGTAGCTTAGTGGTTTGGTTCACCACGAGCACGACGATCAGCATCAGCATGTAATGGGTTGACCCCACCGTGTTGGCCATTGCTGAGTTCCAGCACTTGAGCGTCGACGGCTTGAGGACCAGTCCCACTCTTGGTCTTCAGCACAGGTCCGTTTGCTTCTAGCAGAGTGACCTGTGCGTTGAAACCATCATCATGCCGGTGCGACAATGCAACTGCTTGACCGTCAACAAACCGGTCCATCAGCATCTTGCGCCCAGCACCAGTCACAATGCCACGCTTAAATAGGGAGTCGACCGTTGCAGAACGAGCATGTTTGAGCGTCTCAAGCAGATTGGCTGGCATGGCCAATTCCAACTCTGGTTCGTCGTCAATTTCATTGACCAAATCTTGCAGTGACAACGTTAGCGACGGCTCCGGTGGTTGTTTCACTCGCTCGTCCAATTCAAGAGCAAGTTCCGCTTGTTCGATCGCTGCATCAACGTGCAACTCATTGAGCCGATGCTCGAGCTTCCGCACTTGTTTTTTGGACAAAGACAGAATAACTTCCTGTGGCAACAGGTCAGTTAACGACATTGCCATCGGCGGTCGAGCAGGTGCCATCGGACGAGGCATCGGAGGAGGTGCAGCAGGCATGCCAGGCGGAGCAGCAGGTGGAGCCGCCATTGCTCGTGCTTTCATTTGCGTGACTTGTTGCAGCACCATGGTCAGCAACTGGCCCTCATCGGTAATCGACGGATCAACACCAAGTGCGTCAGCAACCGACCGCACGGTCACAGCAGCAGGTGCTGGAGGGCCAGCCGGCTTTGCAGCTGGTGGACCAGCAGGAGGTGCACCAGGAGGAGCAGGAACAGCACCAGGCTTCGGCGGAAACTCCAGTGACAGGACGTCCATTGCGTCCAAGTCGCCAATCCGTACTGCCGAGTCCAACACCAGGTGACTCATGGCAATTTCGTCGGTCAGCCCAAGCTCAACACCTGTGCGTTGCTTGTAGTTGGTGCGTAGCTTTTCAATAATCGGATTGGCCACTGTCGGCTCCTGTTCCTGTTGTGAAGTGTGTTGGTGACCATCGAACGCAAGAGCGATGGCTTGAGTGAATGGCTCCAACCCAGGAATAACTGGGTAGTCGGTGACGCAGATGTGCTCAATCGCCGATTTGAATACTTTGCCGGTACCGGTCGGGACTTCCTTAGGCACAAAGATAGAACAACCGCTGTCCTTCAACTTTGCAGCTTCAGCGTCACGGAATTTGATCTTGGCATAGAGAGCATTGACACCCTCTTTGTTTGGTCGCGACACCAGCTTGAGCACATCACCACGCCTCCGCTCTGGGTCTTTGGTGTGCTCCAATGGCACTGGTACCTTCACACCAATTTGGCTCATCTCAAGGAATGAGTTAGCCCAATGATCGAAGTGTCTTTTGCGCAATTTGACGTCCTGCTCACCCTTCTTGAAGTCACCTTCGCGCGCAACTTCTTTCCAGAAGGTGAGTGGGTCTTTGGTATCTCGCACGTCCAAGTGGTCGGCAATGGACATTGACAAGATCAGAGTGTCTTCGAACTCGTCGTCGTGTTCGACGAGGGAGAGCTTGGTGCCACCACCAGCCGTCTTTTCGTGCATGGCTGACTTCTTATAATGATACGCAGCTTTGTCACTCGCGTCTGCTCGAATGTTCATTGGTAGACTGGCATTAGTCTCCGTATGGCGATGAGCCTCAGCAGCTTTTTTGTGGTAGTATGCAGCAACAGAGTGAGAAGCTTTGTTGGACGCAAACGCAGAAGCTGCATCAGCACCTTCACTTAGGTCCTTTGCTTTTGCGTAGTGCTTTTCCATCCTAGCGTTGAACTCGGCCTTGTTTATTTCAGCAGCTTTTTCGTTGTGGGCTTTGATCTTCTCATGATCGTCCTTCCAAGCTTGTTCATTCTTGACGAACTTCCCACCCTGCTTTGTGCCCTTGCTACCACGCTTGTGCTTGGACTCATCCCAAGCCAACTCGAGTGCTTTGAACAAACCAGCTGATGTTAATTTCTTGGACTCGTAGTTAGCCAGGTCCTTATGTTTCGCGACCATCACTTCATGTTTTGATGCTTTAGTATAGCTCCCAATAGCGCGATACGCTTTAGCCGCTGATTTGTGTAAGTCAGCGGCTGCTAGGTGCGATTCTGGACTAGTAGCGTTGGTGGTCGCTGAAAACGCCTTGCTTGATAGCTCTTCGTTGTCAAAACCGCCATCACGAGTAGGCTTTCCAGAAGTAGTAAACTTCTGACCCATAGTGCTGGTGAATTGACCTCCACCTTTACTGCCCCTCTCAACGCGCTTGTGCTTGGACTCATCCCAAGCCAACTCGAGTGCTTTGAACAAACCAGCTGATGTTAATTTCTTGGACATGTCGTTATCGTACCTATACTAGCTTATTCTGGTCCGATCACTTTATCGATTGGCAGTCATGCTTCCTTCTTTTTGTACGGAATGCTCTTACCCGTCGTCGTTGATATGGAGGTTGAAATCGGTAGAAATAATTTTTTGTGTATCGCTTTTGCTTGATCACAAGGATGCTTGCTCCCGTCAAGTGAGAATTCCACCACACCCAGGTCTTTGCCGAAGTTCTTCTTGAAGCCTTTGTCTGGCTTCGGCACTTCACCATTGATCTTACCAGGCAAAACTTCTTTGGCCTTCTTGTACAGCGTCTGGATGTGACAACCGCAGTTCCATCCATTCGGTGGCCAATACTTCCGCCAGAACAAAGCATTCTTAGGCAGAGTCGTTCCGTCTAATGGCACATGCTCATCACGCTTAGTTGCTCGCTCAATCTGAAGATAGCGATAACCCCATACCTTTGGGTCTTTCTGGTCCTGCTCCCACCGTCCAGCGTAGTATGCTGCAGACGATTCTGTGCGGTAGATAGTCTCAAGCTTGCCACGAGAAATCGGGCCAATGCCAAGTTGATCTAAGATCTTGTCCAACACCTTCAATGCTTTAGGCAGAGGTGTCTTGTCCGTTATCAATGACGCAATGACAGCACGAGTTCTTGCATCAACTCCTGCACCCATGTGTCGCATGGAATCGTAGACTCGCCGTGCATATCCGCGTTGTGCTTTGGTCAGGTCAGTGCCGACTCCAGTAGCACGCACTTCCTTCATCACCTCACTGAACCAATCTAGGGAAAGAGACTGGGATAGTACGTCCTCTATTTTCTTGTACGTTTTTGGCATAGCCTCGCTAAGTTTAAACCCATTAGACACGTATCCAGCACCGTGTAGGTCAGCGAATACATGCGCAAAAGCTTCTGCCGGTGAACTAAACGCGTATTCCCAAGACTTATACTTATCTTCCCAAGATGGTCCTGGTTTTTTAAGCATAGCTGTCTTTTTGTCGGCCGCCAACTCTTTGCGAAGAGAGTCAGACCAATACTTATTCCTAGTATCAAAAGTTCGTTCCGTTATTTTAACCTTTGATACCATTGAATGATCTAAAGCATGCCCTATCTCATGTATCAAATCGTCCTTGTCAGTTACCTTACTATATGCTATCACTCCTTGGAACTTCAAATACGCCGCTCCTCCATGTGCTTTGACATCACTACGCTCACTCAACGCAAAACGCACCCCCGCCTTGGTTAGTAATTTTATAAACCGCTTTGGAATTTCATCTAGCGCTTTATTTATAAATGAATCACTTTTACTGACAAATTGTCCGCCACCTTCACCACCAGGATCACGAGGATGCTTACTCTCGTCCCACGCCAGCGACAGTCCATTTACTTCTTTAGAGTCACTCTTCGACCGGCTCATGCCAATCATTTTGGCAACAGCCATTGTGCGAGCAAGTGACGGAACCAACTCATGCAACAGAATAGATCGGACTGCGCCAGCTTTAGGTGGATGCCCTTGTTGCAATGCTCGCCGCAGTCTTGCTCGAATACCAGCTAAGATACGGGACGCGTCCCTGAGTCCTGCCTCTGCGACTCGATTAACGTCTGTTTGGTATCGTTCGACTCCCTCACCACTGCGTCCCACACTCTGTCCAGGAGTTCCTCGTCCGAAGCTGAGAGCTGTGGTGGCTGCTCCACTTTCTTGCTTCCGTTTTTCTTTGACATATGTCGCCAATACCTTTCGTGATTGTGAGCCTTTAGTTAGATCGAACACTAAGGGCACATCTCCACCATAACGTTTCCAGTATTCGCGCCCTTCCTTGGTCTTCATAAGGTCGCTGATTCTATTAGCTTTCAAACCAGCTTTTTCAACGCCATCTTTATAGTAATCTGGCAGCGCTTTGTCGTATCCAAGTCGTGGCCATGTATAGTAACCATTCATCTTGCTGCCATAGTGGCCAGCAGCATCAGTCCATATAGCCTTGAAACCGATTTGACTAGCTGATTGCACCTGGTAGGCAAATACCTTGGTACCAAGACCAGACCTTGTAGTATTAGTTTCAAAATAGTGATTATCTACATGATCTTTGTATAAAAAGCGCTCCGCACCATAACCTAACGTTTTATGCGCGACCAATACTCTTAGTACACCATGACCGCTCTTTGATACTACCACCTTAGCCCCTGGTAAAGCGCCAGCGCATTTAGCCGCTTGTTCTAAGGTTAATTTTTTGCCCGCCTCTTCATTATATTTGTCTAGTATTTCCTGTGCTTTATTTTGATCGTAGTTTGTTGGTTCAAGAGGTACATCTACTCCAAACTTATAACTACTAGTAAACTCACCACCTCGACTGTCACCAGCTGGTGCGCGAGGATGATCGCTCTCTACAAATGTGCTCACGACCAACCTCCTAGTTCTTCGTCAGGTGCCGACAGATCAATGTAGAGTAGGTTGGCATTGCTGACTACAACAGTGGCAGGATCAGGGAAGCAGACATTACTCGGTCCACCATCAATTGGCACGACTGCATCACTTCGCAAAGTGACACCAAGCAATGCAACTCTACGACCGAGCACATTCAGCACGAACGTTTCATACTGTTTGCGATGCCAACCTAAGGCATGCATCGCGTTGCCTTTTGAGTCTGTGTCGGTCACACCACGAGACTCATACAGCAGCACACCAGCAAGTGAGGCACAATAACGCACCAGGACCGGCGGCAGGTCTGAATCGTCATCAAGTGGAAACTGATACTGACTGTCTGCAAGCCGAGAATCAAACTCGGAAGATGCTTGTTCGATCGCCCAGTCTTGCCGAGCAACAATATCAGCATCAACATTGTTGTTGTTGAGGTCGGCCCATTGGCGAACATTGGAGCGGCCAAAGACTAGGTAAACATCATCAATTGTGCAGTAGTTCATTTCACAATCTCAATATCTAGTATTCGTTGCTTACCGTTCTTAGTTATATTCGTGACTTTTAATTTTTGTCCACGTGGTAACAAGAACTCATTGGCATTGTCGTGATAAATAGCATCTAGATATGCTGCATTGCTACCTTTAGGCAACTTGATTCGCATCAAATCACCATTTAGTTTTTTGCCTTCTGCTTCAGCAACATTCCGTTCAGTGCTAGTGGACATGTATGACTTCCACTCAAAGTCATCACCCTTCTTCACTGACCCACCATTGCCGTTAAAGTGCTTTATCCTGTCTGGTGAGCCATGGTATACTACTGTGTCTTCATCCAAAACTGACTTAGCAATCAAAGAATCAAGGTGTTTAATGGCTTTCTTCTCTGCAACACCTACTGTGTTATATCTCAAAGAGTTGTTGATCTTCGCCGAATCCAACAATTTATTCTTCGCAGCATAATCCCAACTAGCTTTATATTCTTCTAAAGCTTTGCGCTCCTCTTTAGTTAAAGAATTAGCCCACTCTGAAGCTTTACCAGAGTAATACTCATGCGCTGCTTCTTTACTTACAAACTGCCCGCCACCTTCACCACCAGGATCACGTGGGTGTTTGCTCTCATCAAATGCTAATGCTACTCCCTCGTCCGTCATCCATTCAGCCAACTTCATCACTGGCACTTCAACCACTTTGGCTGGGTCTCGACCGTCATAAGCTTTGCTGTATGCCTTAACAGCTTTCTTCTTTGACTTGAACCCAAGCATCACTTTGTGCTCATCGAATTGACCATCCTTGTTATTCTGATAAACAACATAAGCCATATCAGCATTCTTATGCTTGCCAACAAAGCAGTCTAGATGGTCACCGTCTTCGCCCTCGGTGTTGCGGATGTATCCGTAATGTGCAGGCAACTTCGGCCACTCAGGTTTGCGCTTCTCACCTTTTGGCGTCTCGATTGAAATGTCCAGGCCGTGCATCCGCAATTTGCCCTTGCGATAATTACCGGCTTCTCGTTGCTTGTCAGATGGGTCAGTCTCAGCATCATAGGCATCATCATCCCAAGCCATCTTCAGCACTTCACCAGGCTGTCGCTTGAGCAACGCAGACAAGTCTTCTGGACCGGTTCCACCAACCGTATATGAGAACGTGTTGACATTAAACAAGTTCCATGAACCGTCCGGATTGACATTGACACTGATGCCAGGCCAATCAGGATGCTCATAAGTTGCCATCTCTTTGGCGACCCCCTCAGCACCACTACCAACATGCAGTCGACCCTTGAGTTGGAAGTTACCGACTGAAGTAAGGGCATCCTCAGTCGGCGTATTGTATAACTTCCGACCGTCAGACTTGTGTGCGACTGCTGCTGCTTTTGCCCCCTCGTCATTGCTGGGCAGTTTGGCATACCCTGCGTTCCGCTTCTTTGCTGCAGCATCTTGCATTGCAGCATGACGCTTGAAAAACTCGGACTTTTGGTCTGATTCCGGTGTCTTAGCCTTCTTTCGCTTCGTGATGTTCTTCTCTGCTTCCCACTCACCACCATCAGAAGAGCCTGCATCGACTCGCGGTTGAGATTGCCAATCCATTGCAATCTCATCAATCGGCGTGAACGTCGGAGCTTGGTCGTAGTTGAGCAGGTCTGGCTGCTCAAAACCGGCGGGCAGACCATAGTCTGCATCAGCATACTGTGCTACTGGAGCAGCTGCTTCTGGAATGTTGAGCCGATCACGCACTTGATGAATGTCGACTTCAGCAACCTCTCGTTGCAACGCGGCTGGGTCAGACAGCAACAGTGTATACAACTCGCGGAACATCACCTTATCCGCATCCGCAAGTCGCGTAGGTTTAATGCGGACTGACCCGATTGCTTCTGGTCCATAATTCTTTGTCAACACCCAGTCAACAATCTTTGGGTTGTAGTGCTCGGACACCAGCAAAGCATGCCGAGCTTCCATGTTGTTAACAGCCATGTCGGCATGCGCTTCAGCTTCAGCTTTGGTGCCAAATTGCCCTTCGAGAACTGCACGCTCAGGAAAGCCGAATGCACGGACTTTCAGCACATCCAGGTACTTCTGCCGATCGGTGAATGGTTGCTGGCCTTTGCCTTGGTCGCTTAGCAACTCAATCTTCCATTGCGACGACTCATCATTGGCTTGTTGAGCACTGAGAGTGTCGAGTGATTGGATAACCGACCGAGGAACAATCATGCCACCAACAGCTTCAGCATTAAGCAACAAGCGACGAGCAATGACAGCATTGTCCAGTGTCTCACTATCCATCTTGGATGTGCCAAGAGGATAGTAGATCACCCAGTGAGTGCCTGACACCTTGGCATCATACTTGCGGGAGTTCTTTGCTACTTGCTCATCCGCGTCGTAAGTCTTCTCTAATGCCTTAAGTGTGCTCTCACCATACCAATCCGTACCTTCAACATCTTGGCTGACAACAATGCACTCACCTTCAAGCAAATATACAAAGCCATTCCGTTGGCCATACATTGCATTCTGCTTCAGGCCGAAGAATGAGCCATCCGCTGCATCAACGAGGATGGTAGTAATATCTTGCAGAAGAGGCTTGAGAACTGGCCACGTAAATCCGTCTGGTGACTGATCAGCAACCAACTCATAGGGCTGCCAACCGTAGTCACACATTCCGCACAACGATGTCTTCATGAGTGGGAGCTTGAGTCGCTCCATCACTTCTTTGATCAGCTCGCGAGCACCAGCCGGAGCAGACTCCGTTTCTTCGTACTCCCACTCTGCCATAAGCAGAGGGGCCATTGCCATTTCGCGAACCATCTTCACAGTCGGATCGCGACGGATTTCCCTCGCCTTACGATACGACGTAACGCCATGACCAGGGCGTTGAGTAAGATCACCATCAGTTGGAGATGGCGTGGTGAAGACTTGAGGTGCAGTAAGTGTACCGTCGCTTCCTCGGACTGCTAATGCAGGAGGAGCCAGACCAGTGACGTACTGTATTTGATTAGCCCGCTGGTCGAACACTGTCGTCGAAGTATCCATGCGGCTATCGTACCCGCAAGAAGCTATGGCATGTCAGCGGTCGCCTTACCCAATGATACCTCGGCCTTAGCCTCATCCTCTGGAGCCTTTGTTTTGTAAGCCTGCCATTGAAGCAGATTGGTGTCTGCTTTCTCGCTCAATGACTTGACCTGCTGATAGGACGGCGTCTCGTCATATACTTGTTTAACTTGTGCCCTGGTATCTGCAATCTGTACAGCGTTGTAGAGACCAACTAGTGTCGATGCCAATCCTATCACCATATTGATGATATTCTTCTGCCTCTCATTGCGGCCAGCTTCCTGTACTTTGGCTAGCTCTACTTGGAGTTTGGCTAACTCTACCTCATTGGCGTCGTTCGGCATTAGCTGTAAACTCCTGGTACTTCGGGTGGTGTGCTATTTACCACAACCTTGAGTGGGAACAAAGCATGAATGAGATAACCGAGAGCATCAGTAATGTGACCGACGTCATCATGATCATCAGGCTCAGTTGTTCCAGGCTCATAGCTACGAACTACCAAATCTTTAATTGTGTTGCGACAACGCGGATGCACTTTGTATCGGTGTTGTCCTGCTGCATTCTTGAACATTGCATTGCAGGACGCAAATCGGTCGTGACGAGGTGGATTCGAATCCGGATACATCACTCGGCTATTGATGAAGCCTTCAAAGTTTCGAATTTGAATATAGTCCGAAGTGCTAGCAGCAGTCTTGCGAGCTTTGCCGGTCGCATCACCAAAGAAATACATGCCTGCTTTGTGATTGCCATATCGCTTCTTGGTTTCATTCAATGCGGCTTCGGTGTTGGTGCTCCTCATCCACAGTTCATCGAACTGATATAACTCGCCACCGTGATTCTGACAGAACACCCACGCCATAGGATCGACGTTAAAGTCGGAACCAATAAGCAGTGGCAGGTCTGGGTTGTACGACACTCGGTCATCCACATTCAGCACATCGCTGAACGCATAGAACACTGAGCCACCAACCGTCTCCCAGGAAGCATTATATTGCTCGTTGTAGTCTTTGTCGTCAAGTTGTCGACGAGCAGACTCAACCTCAGATGCTGGCAGAATATCGGATGACGGCCACGAGTAGGACTCAATTTCTGGGTCTTCACCAGTGAGACCACGTTCCCAGAATGCTTTGAACTCCTGCGCACCAGGGCCAGTTCGCTTCGGCACACCGATGCGGTCACACCAACCACTCCGATCGGACAACGCTGGACGGATAGTCTTATCAAACGTCCCAGGCCGCTGATCGCATGATTCATCTACAACACCACCATCCCAACCAACACCTTCAGCACGGGCCGGCTTATCTAAGCCGAGCACCCATAGCTTGCTGCCAAAGACAGTCTCAATGCTCAACTCACTCTCACTGATGCCGTTCTTAGCAACCCAGTGAGGTGGAACAAGCAACTTAAGAGCAGGCCAAGCAACACGCTTAGCTTGGTCACGTGTTGGCAAGGCATAGAAATAGAGTGGATCGGGCCAGTCTTTTTGCACTGGCAACCAACGGACGACACGTCTCCGAGACAGCTCAGTTTTACCTGATCGTCTCCCAGCAGCCACTGCTCGAAAACGTGCTCTACTGCGCCAGCATTTAGATTGCTGTGGATGAAAGCGTAGAGGCTTCCATGCCTCAGTCAGTTCGATGGCCATGTGGCATCACCCTTTTCTCAGCATTGCAGCGAATGGTTTCAGCGTTGAAATACCGCTCCATTTGCTCTATCCGGCCCTCAAGTATGCCACACCTTCGTTCGCAATCCATATGAGCGTTGTTAGTGTTCTTCTCTGCTTCTTCTAAGACTGCAACTCTTTCAGTTAGATGAGTTATCAGGCTGTTTTGAACTAATAGAGTTTGATTATTCTCATTGATTTTTATATCAGAGGTAGCTTTACGCATAGCTACAAACGCAGTTATTCCTCCACCTAACATAGCCCCTGCCGCTGTGCAAGCAGCACCTACTGTAGTTAGGGAGAGGTCTTCCATGTTATAACTTCCTACACTCCGACGCCGACCCGCCGCAAGGGGTTGAAGCTTGCGACGGGCCGAACGCGGCGGATGAACCTAGAACCCAGCGCATGCCCCATTGGCACAGGCTGAGCCACGAACTTGTCCACGGTTATTGCTCCCGGAGCGTCGAGCTTGACGTCGCTCAACTCCAGCAACGCGGCGGAACAAGCCGGCTCCACACGCTGCTTCACACCGAGGCTGTGATGCCAATGCAAGAGACACCACCACCAGGACGATCATTAGATACTTCACGATCACCTCCTCTCTTGGGTTACAAACACTTAAGCATTGCTTGGCAATCCGACACGCGGAATCACCATATCTTCACCAGCGCCAAAACTATTGGCCACTAGCTTAATGTCAGGTCGGCCGTTGTCAGTGTATGAGTCCAGGTCCGCATAACCTAGTGCACCACTCGATGTGATGATGCCGGCAATTGTGCAGCGCTCGTGACCAATACGGTTGTAACCGCTAGCAACCGGTAGTGGTACACAAAGAGCAGCCATCTTATGAGCAATGCTACGAGCAGGCACCTCATTGAATTCAGTGCATCGCTTCATGGCAGCATTTGCACGACTACTCGCCAGATATTGACGACCGTTGCGAATGGCCGACATATTAGCACTTGATCGCTCCGACCCACTCATGGTCGGCTTTTCCATCGGCCAGAACTCTTCGGTTGCAACACCCTCTTTGACAACTTGGGCACAAGCCTCTCCACCCCACCCACCATTGTTGCTGAAGTTCTTCACAATGCAAGCAACACTGTAGGGTGACAACCGGTGGAACGGTTCACCATTGAGCAACCGTTGAATCATGATTGCGTGGATGACCGCATAGCACCAGCAGTAATTGGTTGGATTCTGATTCAATCCACACCACACACCGGCCTCGAACGACTTCTGCAAGATGGTTGGAATGTCTTGCCCCTTGGCTTCCAACTCTTTGAACCGCTCCCGCCACACCTTCTCATCAGGATATTGATCAAGCAGTGCTTGAGGCAGAGCAACTGCACCTACACCAGAACCAAGAGGGTCCTTTTCGTAGTCGCGTGGTGTGTAGCCAGACAACGATACTGGTCGGCCATCCTCATCATCATACATCGGCATGGCGTAAGGTTGCCAACTGCTCTCGTCCATCACCTGGAGACGTAGAGCAATTTCACTTACATATTGTTTCGCTGGCATAACTCAGTTTCCCCCGTACTTCTTAAAGAAGCTTAATGCATCCGCTGACTTAGGAGGATAGACGCCTTTAACCACCACGACGCCGGAAGGGTCCCCAATTGCCGTATGTGGTACTTGGTACTTGCCGTCCTCCGACATTGGTAGCTGGGCGGGCAGTGCTGCTCGTAGGTCTTGCCACGGCTTTGGCAACTGGGACAGACTCACGTCCTCGTCGAACGTCCGTCGTTCCGGAGTCTTGCCGTCCGGCCCCTTCAGGCACTTTTGTGCTAGGTAGTCCAACACTTCCTTCGAGTTCAGCGAATCGTTGTACTCCTTCGGCAGAGGAGTGTCGCTCTCCCAAATCGTTAGCACCCGCATCCCCGCCATCGGAGA